ACCCTGCCGACAAAATCGAGCAGTGGAGCATCGACAAACTTATCCCCTACGCACGCAACAGCCGCACGCACTCGGATGAGCAGGTCGGACAGATTGCCGCCTCGATCAAAGAGTGGGGTTGGACCACGCCAATCCTGGTCGATGAGAACGGCGGCATCATTGCCGGACACGGCCGCACGATGGCCGCACAGCGCCTCAAAATGACCACGGTCCCGGTCATGGTCGCCACCGGCTGGTCCGAGGCCAAGAAACGCGCCTACATCATTGCCGACAACCGACTCGCCCTGAACGCAGGCTGGGACAACGCCATGCTCGCCACCGAGTTCAAAGACCTCATGGACCTCGGCTTCGACGTCGGCCTCACAGGCTTCACGGATGACGAGATCGATGCCCTGATGCCACTGGAGCTGGAAGAAGGCCTCACCGACCCCAACGACTCGCCCGAAGCCCCCGCCAACCCGGTCACCGTCCAAGGCGACGTTTGGGTCATGGGCAAGCACCGCCTCCTGTGCGGCGACAGCACCAGCATGGACGACTTGGCCCGCCTTTGCGAGAACCAGCTCGTCGACATGTGGCTGACCGACCCACCCTACAACGTGGCCTACGAGGGTGGTACCAAAGAGAAGCTGACCATCAAAAACGACGAGATGGGCGACGATCAGTTCCGCCAGTTCTTGCGCGACGCCTACACCGCAGCCGACTCGGTCATGAAACCCGGCGCGGTTTTCTACATCTGGCACGCCGACTCCGAGGGCTACAACTTCCGGGGCGCTGCCAAAGACGCAGGCTGGACCGTGCGCCAGTGCCTGATCTGGAAAAAGTCCTCCCTTGTCATGGGGCGACAGGACTACCACTGGAAGCACGAGCCTTGCCTCTACGGCTGGAAGGACGGAGCCAGCCACCTTTGGGCAGCCGACCGCAAGCAGACCACCATCCTCGAGTTCGACAAACCCACCCGCAACGGTGAGCACCCAACCATGAAGCCCGTGGCCTTGTTCGAGTACCAGCTGCTCAACAACACAAAGGGCGGCGACCAAGTCCTGGACAGCTTTGGCGGCTCCGGCACCACCCTGATCGCAGCCGAGAAAAACGGCCGAGTTGCACGTTTGATGGAGTTGGACCCAAAATACTGCGACGTGATCGTGACCCGGTGGCAGCAATTCACCGGCAAACACGCCCACCTGGAGGCCGACGGTCGGTCCTTCACTGAGGTGATGGGCGAGCGCAGCCCGAACAGCCTGATTGGCAGCGAAATTGGCAAGGCCGACAAAGCCAAACCCAAGAAAGCGGCCGATTGATGACAAAAACCCACCGAATCACTGCAAAGAAAGGAGCGATTCATGCCAAAAACGACTGAAAAACCCGTTTTAAAAAAGACAGGGAAAAATGGAGGTGCGCGCCCAGATGCTGGCCGTAACCCATTTGAGCCCACAGAAACCGAGCGCAAGCAGGTAGAAGCCCTGTCAGGCTACGGCCTGCCCCTGGACCAGATCGCCGTGCTGGTCCGCAAGGGCATCAGCGTGGACACCCTGACCAAATACTTCGCCGATGAGCTGGTGTCGGGCAAGGCCAAGGCCAACAGCCAGGTTGGCCGCACGCTGTTCCAGAAGGCCACGGGCGGCGACACCACGGCAATGATCTGGTGGTCCAAAACCCAGATGAAGTGGTCCGAAACCCAGAAGCACGAGCACACCGGCAAAGACGGTGGCGCAATCACCATGGCTGGCGTTGACCTCAAAGGCCTCAATGACACCGAGCTGGCGCAGATGCAGGCGCTGTTGCAAAAAGCCAACAACAAAGACGAATGAACATCATGAACAAACCCACCCTCCCCGAGTCCCCACTGCCCGCCCTGCTTGACCACGACGGTCGCTTTCAGGCCCTGTTCCCCGAGGACTTGGTGCGCCAGCACGGCGAGGACATGATCGCCTTCGAGCGTGCCCGCATCCTGTCGCTGCTGGACACCTTCGGCAATCAGTGCATGGCACAGGGCCAGGCGCTCAGCGAAACCGGCCACGCCAACGCGGTGATCGTCAACGCCCAGCTCGATGCCGTGCGCCTGCTGCAGGAAGCGATCAACGCCGGATGACCGTCGCCCAGCCTGTCTCCCCAGCGGTCATGCTGGACCTGATCGCCAAGGAGCAAGCCCGGCGTAAGGCCAGCGCCAGCCTGTACGAGTTTGTCAAGCAGGCCTGGCCCGTCATGGAGCCCGGCGTCCCGTTCGTCCCGAGCTGGCACATCGAAGAGATCTGCGAGCATCTGGAGGCGGTCAGCTCGAACGAAATCCAGCGGCTGCTGATCAACATCCCTCCCCGGCACTCCAAGTCCACCATCGTCTCGGTCGCTTGGTGCGCTTGGGAGTGGATTGCCCAGCCGGAGCAGAAGTTCTTGGCCGCGTCGTACTCCGGCACGCTGTCCATCCGCGACAACTTGAAGGCCCGCCGCCTCATCCAGTCGCCCTGGTACCAAGAGCGCTTCGGCCACATGTTTGAGCTTTCGGGCGACCAAAACGCCAAGCAGCGTTTCGAGAACAACAAGACCGGCTACCGCCTGGCCACCTCGGTCGGCGGCACTGCCACGGGTGAGGGCGGCTCGCGCCTGATCCTCGACGACCCGCACGGCGCGCAGGACGCGCAGTCGGAAACCATGCGCGAGACCGCGCTCGAATGGTTCGACATGGTCTGGTCCACCCGTCTGAACAACCCGAAGACCGACGCGATGGTGACGGTCATGCAGCGCCTGCACGAGAAGGACATCAGCGGGCACATCCTCAACGACATTGGCGGCTGGGAGCACATCTGTATCCCGGCCGAGTGGGACGGCCAGCACCGGCGCACGATCCTTGGCCCCTACGACCCGCGCCGCACCAAGGGTGAGCTGATCTGCCCCGAGCGTTTTGGAGCCGAGGAGATCACCAAGCTCAAGCAGCTGCTGGGCACCTACGGCTCGTCGGGCCAGCTCCAGCAAGACCCGTCGCCCACCGAGGGCGGCATCCTGTCGACCAGCAACTTCCAGCTTTGGCAGGCGTCCGTTCGCCTGCCGCAGTTCGAGTACATCCTGCAAAGCTACGACACGGCTTTCACCGAGCGGACCACTGGCGACCCGACGGCCTGCACGGTCTGGGGTGTGTTCACGCACCGAGGCCAGCGCAACGCCATGCTGCTGGACGCCTGGGACGAGCACCTGTCTTACCCCGATCTGCGCTCTCGGGTCATCCGCGACTGGACGTCGCAGTACGGCGCGGACGCCAGCCCCAAAGCGGGGATGCCGACCAAAGGCAGACGGCCCGACCGGCTGCTGGTCGAGGCCAAGGCGTCGGGTCAATCGCTTCTGCAGGATTTGAGGTTGGCCAAAGTTCCTGCCGTTGGCTACAATCCCGGACAAGCGGACAAGGTGTCGCGGGCGCACCAGGCTGCGCCAACGCTGGAGCTAGGGTTGCTGTGGATTCCAGAGTCCACCAAAAACCCCGGTCAACCGGTCAGTTGGGCGGCCACATTTCTGAAGCAGATCGCCAAGTTTCCTGTCGCGGAGCACGATGACTACGTGGACACTTTCACCCAGGCAGTCATCTTCCTGAAAAACGATGGTTGGTTCGAGTTGCCTCAAGCCGCAGATGCGGATGAAGCAAGGCAACCCCAAAAGGAAAGGGTAAACCCGTATGCCGTCTAAGTCGCAACCCAAGCCCATCTGGGACAAGAAGCGCCCCAGCTCCCTGGGCGCACCGAAGGCGTTGTCCTCCAGCGCCAAGTCCAGCGCCAAGCGTGCAGCCGAAAGCGCAGGACGCCCGTATCCCAACATGGTCGACAACATGCGGGCCGCTCAAAAGCAAAAGGCGGGGAAGCTCAAATGACCAAGCCAGTCAAGAAGTCCGAGATGGCGTGCAACCAACCAAAGCGCACGCCGGACCACCCCAAGAAATCCCACGTGGTCAAGGCCTGCTACGACGGTACCGAGAAGGTGATCCGCTTTGGCGAGCAGGGTGCCAAGACGGCGGGCAAGCCTAAGGCGGGTGAGTCGCAGGCCATGAAGGACAAGCGGGCGTCGTTCAAAGCGCGCCACGGCGAAAACATCGCCAAGGGTCCGTCAAGCGCGGCGTACTGGGCAAACAAAACGAAGTGGTGATTCATGTCCAAGGTTTCAACGATTAAAAAACTGCGTGACTTGCTCTCGCGAGAAGCGCCCGAGCAGGCGGCCACAATCCGCGAGGCGATTGCTCAATCGGTCCGCACAGGCAATGAGGCATCTGTCGTTGGCCCAGCCAACCTCCCAAGGCGCTCAAAAATAACCATGGGCCGACCCGATACGGTCCAACCCAACGTCAGCGACAGAACCGCTGCCCTTGACTACGCTCAGCCTGGCCAGGGCATCATCGACTTTCACACCCATCCTTATGGGGCAGATGATTCAAAGTTTCTTGTGCGCCCAAGCTCAACCGACTTGAGCTACTTCAATACCAACTACAAGCCCGGCGACTTTTACAACCGCGAGCTGCGCACGTTGATCGTGCAGCCGCCCTCGCTGCGCGACCGGATGCCTGCGGCGTACAGCATGTTTGCCACGGACAAGCCCGCTATTTTGGCTCCGAGGCTTTTGGACACTGCTCGCAATGAGCTGGGCATGGCGGCGCGCAAGGGTCGATTCAGCTCGATCATGGACGACCCGACGTTCCGCGACTACTTCGATTACGGCGGCGAGCTTAGCGATCTGATCGCAGACGCTGCGCCGATGCTGATGCTTCGCCACCGCGCGGCCCAGGGCGTTGGTCGCCACGAGTACGAGCTAAGCGGGCCAACGATCACGCCAAACCCAGAATCGACAGAGGCCAACCTGCTCAAGCGTTTGGAGCCTGCTGCGCTAGAAGTTTTGCGCGAGAAAAAATATGCGAAAGGCGGCGCAGTGACCGCCTCAAGAAGTGCAGCTGTGGCTAATGATCTGACCCGTCCTTACATTGGCTACCGATCCGCTGGTCGTCGCCCCGAGTCCCAGCAGGACCGCGAAGCTTCTGCAAACGCTCCGCTGGCCGCGTTGCGTGGCATGGTTTCTGGCGTGCTCGGTGCGCCGGGCGACATTGAGTCCTTGGTCCGCATGCTGCCCGGCCTGAATGAGCAGACCGTGCTGCCGACCAGCGAGGACATCGAGAAGCGCCTGCCGTTTCGGTCGGTGAGCCAGACACCCATAGGCCGTGCATTCACTACAGCCGGTCAGCTTGGCGGTGGTTTTTACATGGGTCCAGGCTCCCCGCTGCGTGCAGCCGCCGCGCTGCCGTCCGCCGTCAGCCGCGCTGGACGGGACTTCGCCATGGCCGCTGGGCAACCGGCGGTGAATGTTGTGAAGCCCAAGGGCGGCAACTGGCTGGCGGGTAGTGTTGAGCGGGTGATTGAGCCGATGCGGACACTCGATCCCAACATGGTGAACACGCTGCGAAACGCCGACCCACGATTTGTGGACCAGGCTGCACTGTCGCGCATGGAGTCCGAAGGCGGTGCTCTCGATCGCTGGCTCGAAACCAAGCTGGCCAAGTACATCAAAAACGAGATGGCGACGCCGGAAGACCCGCTGCGGGCGCTGGCTGAGCGGGGCATCATGCACAGTGAAATCACGCCAACCGGATACAGCCTTATGGTTCCACGCCTTTCAGGTGGTTTCCCAGAGGAGGGTATGGGGGTATCTCCTTTAGCAAAAGCCTGGGAAGGCCGCGCAGACTCATTTGTCAACAAGCTAATGGCGTCCGATCTAACCAGTCAATATCCAAAAATGGTTGAAGAGAATCCATGGCTACTTAAAGTCCCTCCGGAAACTCGCGTCTACGACATGCTGCGCGGCGCGGATGAAGACCTTGGCTTTCGCCACCTTGCCGACGAGTTGCGCAACGCCATCAACCCTGAGTCTGGCTTGCCCGAGAACTTGCGCTGGAAGTACAGCGACCTGGACAAGGTCACCGTGCCCCAAGCCGTCGAACGCGTGGCCAAGATCAACGAATGGCGCGCCGCGCAGAAGGCCGAGGCTGACATGGCTCGGGCCATGGGCCCAGCTACGCAGGTGGTCAAGGAGTACCCTGAGCAGGGCTTCAAGTGGGTAGAGCTGCGCAAGCCGGAAGAGACCGGAAAGAAAATCGGTGTCGAAAGGCCTGAGATGAACTTGCCTCCCGGCTTTAATGAAAGGCAGGCCCGTGAATGGGCAATGGACATGGCGGACGATGAGGGGCTGGTGGAAGGCACCCGCGAATACAACCAGTTCGTGCAAAACCTCATGGACGACGCAAAGCGAACAAAAAAAGTTGACGTGGACGAGTCCTACAAAGCCTTGGAAGACGCCCTTAAGTACGAGGGCGAGACCATGGGCCACTGCGTTGGCGGCTACTGCCCAAGTGTTGCCGAAGGCCGGTCCAAGATTTACAGCCTGCGTGACAAGAAGGGGCAGCCGCACGTGACGATTGAGGTTGCTCCATATGGTAGAGGCGTCTTAAGTGGCGAAGATCTAAACAAAATGGAGCCGGGTTTGTTCCAGAAGTTTTTGGATCAACGTTACACCGAAGGCGGAACCGACAACATGCAGGAGTGGCTCAGAACCACTCGCCCAGAACTCGCAAATATGGAGCGCATCATCCAAATCAAAGGCAAAGCCAACCGCGCGCCCAAGGAAGAGTACCTGCCAGCCGTGCAGGACTTCATCCGCTCGGGCAACTGGAGCGAGGTTGGCGACCTGGGCAACACAGGGTTGATCGACGTGACCAAGGCTGGTCCTTTGATGAAGGCGCTTCAGGACATCTACGGCAAAGACATGGGTATTGGCATTGACAAGTTCAACGCCGCAGCCGAGGCCATGCCGGATGCGCAGCGTTTCATGACCAAGGACGAGCTGCTTAAATTCCTTGGCGAGACGCCACCCGAAGGCTTCTCCCGTGGCGGCCAAGTTCGTGGCTACGCCGAGGGCGGCATGGTAAGTGGTGCGAATTTCCCCACAGACGACTTTGACCCGGATAGAATCGACGCAATCGTGGCTGAACTCCACGCAATGAACGCGGCATAAAAACAGGGCTGAACACCATGGCAGATCAACTCTTGAACGACGGCGAAGACGTGAACCCATCTGATGACGAGCAGCGCGGCGCTACTGTCATCATGCCCAGCGATGACGAGATGGACGTCGAGGACACCGAAGACGGTGGTGCGGTTGTCCGTATGAAGAATGACCGCGACGTGGCCGACAAGAAGGCCCACTTCGCCAACATCGTCGACGAGGTCGATCAGGGCATGCTGGACGACGCCGTGGTGGACTTGCTCGACAAGATCGAGCGCGACAAAGACGCCCGCTCCAAGCGAGACAAGTTGTATGAGGAAGGCCTGCGCCGCACGGGCCTCGGCGACGACGCCCCGGGTGGGGCTCAGTTCTCCGGCGCAAACAAGGTCGTGCACCCCATGCTGGTCGAGGCCTGCGTTGACTTCAGCGCCCGCTTCATGAAGGAAGTTTTCCCGCCTTCTGGCCCCGTGAAGTCCAAAGTTCTGGGCACAGCGGACAAGGAAAAGCTCGACAAGTCGCGCCGCAAGTCCGAGTTCATGAACTGGCAGACCACCCAGCAGATGCCCGAGTTCCGTGGCGAGCTGGAGCAGCTCTCGACGCAGCTGCCTTTGGGTGGCGGTCAATACCTCAAGCTGATGTGGTCGCCCCAGTGGCGTCGCCCCACGGCCGAGTTCATCGCCATCGATGACATGTACCTGCCGTTCGCGGCCACCAACTTCTACAGCGCCGAGCGCAAGACGCACGTCCAGTACGTCACCAAGGCCGAGTTCAACCGCCGCGTCAAAGCGGGCATGTACATCGACGTTGACCTTGGCTCACCCGATCAGATCGATTTCAGCGACGCGACCAAAGCCAACAACAAAATCGAAGGGCGCGAGGACAGCGGCTACAACGAGGACGGTCTGCGCACGATCTTTGAGATTTACACGCACCTGGACTTTGGCGACGGCATGGAGCCGTACATCATCAGCATCGACAAGTCCACCCGTATGGCGCTGGCCTTGTACCGCAACTGGGACGCCGAAGACGAGCGCCGCAAGGAGCTGGACTGGATTGTCGAGTTCCCATTCGTGCCTTGGCGCGGCGCTTACCCGATTGGCCTGACCCACATGATTGGCGGCCTGTCGGGCGCGGCCACCGGCGCGCTGCGTGCGCTGCTGGACTCGGCGCACATCCAGAACATCCCCACGCTCTTGAAACTCAAGGGCGGGCCCAACGGCCAAACGATCAACGTGCAACCCACCGAGGTGGTCGAGATCGAGGGC